GGAGTCCTACGGGCTCCTTTCGGATTGAACGTGTGCGCTGCGGCGGCCGCGTTGTTAATAACAACGTTTGCTTGTGCTGCCATTAGCAGCTCCTTTCAGTACAGGAATGTTATAGTCGGGAGACTACAACGGTTACCCCGAGAGTACTCGGGAATCATCGGCCTAGGCGTGAAGCCTGCTGCCATAGCAAAGCTACGGCAGAAGTCGCTCGAGTCGCATTAAGCCCAGGTCTGAACGTCATGTCGGAAAAAGAGGGAGTGGGAGCAGAAGTAAGCTTCTTCCTCCAACCTGTTACACGATGTAGAGTGCAGATCCCGCTGACAGCGGGGACCTGCGCTCCACCATACGTGGCATAGGTCGGTGTGGTAGTTGCCATCTCCTGCATCCTCCAACCTTTTGATCCTCCAATATGTTCAAACCTGAGCGGTACGTCAAGAGCACTTAGATAGCGCCCGATAGGGAGGAACCAGTCCGCTACAAACGAAAACGGAACGATCTCCCACGCTACCTCAAAAGGATTTACCAGGCCAAAGAGGCCAGGCAAATCAGCAGCCTTGGCTTTAAAGCGCCATTTCGCCCGCCGTGAAATATTCACGACAACCGAAATATTACCTTTATAAGCCGGATTCGACTCGAGAGTGTAGTCTTGATAGTTACGGACTCCAGTCATACGACTGGAGGCGCTCACAGACGTAGTCATTGCATCCGATTGGTTGCAAGCTATCGCCAGAGCTTCCGCAGCATTCCTGACATCGTTCAAGAGAGGCTTCCATCCATACTGGTATTGTAACCAGTAGTTGGCTGCCGTCGTATTCGGGTTGATCCCGAATCGACGATTGAACCGCGAAACCTGAGAGTTTGACGGCTCAACTCGGAGGGAGCGAAGTGCTCCAACCAAGTTCCCGCGGCGGAGGTTGAAGATCACGGAACCGAGGGTACGAGCAGTGCTCGCGACCATCTGAACCGTGCGTCCTGCCTCTGCCATCGCGGTGGGTAAGGAGAAATCTGATCTCCTCGCTTGAGAGACCAACCTGTTATACAGGTCGAATTCACTCAAAACGAACCCGTGATCCGGAATTCTCGAAAGTTGAGGAGCAAGCCGGGATACATCCCGGAAAGTCCTCGTGTTAGGAGGTCCCGAAACAGTGTGCGTGTAGTGAAAAGTTCCAGACTCGCTTCGAAAGAATTGAAAATCGAAGTTATTGTCCGGGAGCTTAGCCCTTGCACGCCTCAGAGTCCAGAAGTTGGGAGTGTTATCCCAACTTCTCTGAACAATGTCACGATAGTACGACGTAGGTTGGTCGGCTACCGCGTCACTGAACAGTACCCCATTGACCCAAACAGTCTGCTGAAAGTGATTTACTCCTACATGGTAGGAGATAGACTCTCTTATAGGCATACTGTTCCTTTCTTGGGTCGGGGTAGGACGACGTTGTATAATCACTAATCTTCCTTACTAAAGGGAAGAAACACGTGGTATAAGTGCCACAAGTGATGGAAAGATTACAATCAGATTAGTCAGAACTAACCGAAGGTCCC